GTTTATATGTTTCTTTTTTTTCTAATTTGTCAATCATCTTTTGAAAATTTTTAGCGTCTTTATCAGTTACCGTCATATATTAATGAATTACTTTCCTCATAACATGATCTAGCATATTGTATTCTTTTGCTAAATCTACAAGTTTGTGATACCACAATGCTTTAAAGTCATTACTATTAGCGTTAGCACAAGCTTTAGCAAGATTATTCAATCTTTTAAGTTTAGGATCTTCTTTAATCCTTTTCACGTCATTACTAGTCAGCATTTTTTTCCTCTAGTTTTCTTATTTTTTTAATCATTCTTATAACTCTTTGATCATAATCTACCGTAGTAGAAAATTTATCAAGTGTTTTAATTAATTTTGTTGAGTCGTTTGTAGTTTGTCTTAATGTTCTAAACTTCTCATATGCTGAATGATTGTTTAATAACTCAATGTAATATTTTACACTATCACATTTACTAGCAAATACTTTCACACCCCATCCAGGCCATTTCTTAACACCTTGAGGTAATAAATGTTCAACATCTTCTTTCCATGTTCTAATACCAAATAGATTATTACCTTCGGTTGCAAATCTACTTGTACCCCAACCAGACTCTAACGCAGCCTGACCTATAATCATTTCATAAGGCACTCTTAAATGTTTAGGTGTAGTAAAATTTACATAATTTATACACTTATGCATTGCCCTAATAAATTGAGTATCATTAATAAAGTTAAATTCAGGTTCTTGTAAACCCATTTCAGAAATTTGACTAACGTAATACTTATCAAGTTCAGCATTTACTTTTGATTTAGCATGTTTATTAGGGTGATAAGTACCATACCAATAACTTACTAATGTTAATATAAAAATGGCTAAAATAACTTTACACCAGTACCAAGTTTTATCTATACATATTTTCATTTGTTGTTTACTAGGCATGGCCCTCCTTAAGTACAGATTTAATATTTTTAATAGTTTTCTTTTTATCCATAGTAATTACATACCATTTAAATCTAACCTTATGTTCGTTAGATGGACCAACCCAATCAACATCATATTCTCGTTGAAAGGTTAATAAACCTTTTAGATATAAAGTTACAATATCATTTAGGTTTTTTTCGTGTTGTTCTTTAGGTATCGTGGGTGTCTTAAATTGACCCTTATTTTTTACTAATAACTTTAGTAATTCTTTTTGTTTTGCATTTAGTTTCATAATGTATTTATTGTCCTTTATCATTTAGTTTTTGTAGTGATTTTTGGGCTTCGTTTAGTTCTTCTTTTTCTTTATTAGACGTATTTATTATGTGATTAACTAAAACTAAAATCGATATGATTAAAGTCATAGAGCCAATAACAAATATAAGTCCGTGTGTTAGATCAAACATATTATTTTAAGTATAAAGGACCAGTCCATTGTATTGGGTAATTACCAGTAAGTACATTACCTCTGGCAGAATTTAAAGCAGGTGCATTGTAACCAGCGGCTTTCAATATATCACCTTTTTTAAAATGTTTAAAGTCTTCTTTTACGATAAAACAAAAAACACCAGTATCTTGTACAATCTTAATATACTTCTTACCTTGTGATATTTTTGTTTTTTTATCCCAATTATCAGTTTGTTCTAAACTGTAACCAGTTAATTCTTTTTTACCATAACTAGTTGACATTGCAACATAGTCGGCTTTTGCACCATGCATTAAGAATTTAATTCCTTCGTCTAGTGTTTCGCATTTTTGTGATACTTTAATCATAATGTTTTCCTTTGTTTTGTTCTTTATATACTAGCTAGCTTATCGGAAAACAATGCAAAAGTCAAGCACAAAATCAATAAAAAAACCCTTATAGATCAAGACTTATTGAGATACAAGGGTTTCTAAATGAGAACAAAGCGTGAACAAAGATTAGTTTTTCATAAAACTATCGTTCCAGTTAAATGCTTCTTTAACTAGATTTGCTGTAAAACCTTTGTACTCATTGTTTACTTTTTTATTCACAACTGCAACTAAGAATTTTGCTTCTTCAGCAGATAATCCTTCTAGCATTTGAACAAATGTCATTTCTCTTTTATTTTGTGACATCTTGTTATCGCCGCCTTCTGTAAAAAGATATAATCTTTTTGCTTCTTGACTTAATATAGTATGATCGGTACCTAATGGTGCGTCATTAACTTTGTAAGGCACATCACCTTTTGGTAGTAACCATTTTATGCTAGGATCAAATGCACCTTTTAAAACCTGTCTTAAAGCAACTGAATCGTGATCCTGTAATACTTTTAATTTTCTAGGTTTATCTTTTGCATTGTTAATCTTCATAGCAATCTCGCTATATAAAGGTGGTATTGCTCTGCCTACATCTTGTAGTGCTTGCATACCTCTTTTACTTGCTAGTGCTGGGTGTGATACCGGTTGTGGTATTTGTGTTTGTTCGTTTTGTGATTGCGTTTGTTGTCTTACCATGTCTGGATTCGCAACTGTTCCATCTGGATTTCTTCTGATTATAACCATTATTTTATCTCCTTAACAGTTCTTTCGAGCCTAAAATTCATCTATTGACTCGATTAAAGTTTTAAGTTTTTTGTTTATGAAGTAACCTAGTATTTTATCTCTAGTTGCCACTTCAAAATTTTCAAACTCACGATTTATCTTGTCTTCTAATTCTTTAGGAATACAATTTAAATCTATTAATGTTTTATTTCTATCGTAGTTCTTTTGTTCTTCTTCATTAAAGGTAGGTACGATCTCATTGCACCATGCCTCTATCTTCTTTTTACTCAAAGGTCTTTGTCTTCTACCTTCAATAAAAACATTGTCATCTGACAGTACATTTGGTATACCATCGCTTCTGTCACCTTTTAATATATGCTCTCTAATATATATACTTGGATTTTCACCTTGTCCTACAAACTTATTGAGCACAGGATTATATTGTTTTATCTTATCATTATGTAATTGTATAAAGTCTTTATCACCTGACAATATAAGTACCTTTTCGTTAGTTCTTCTGCATAGGACAGCAATAATATCATCTGCCTCTACTGTTTCTACCTCTACTACTTTGTAAGGTAAAAATTGTTTAATCTCATTTTTAACTTTAGATAGTAAATCAAATATCATTGTCCAGTCGTGTTCAGACTTTTGCCTATTTGCTTTTCTACCTGCCTTGTAGTTAGGAAATGCTTGTCTTCTCCATACATTACCACTATCACAAGCGATCACCATTTGACCATATTCTTTTCTAAACTTCTTATTATGGCCTCGTAAACTATTTAGTACCATGTGACGAATTAAGTCCTCACTCAACTCCAGGTTATCTCTATGTATCGTAACCATTAGGTTAGAAATCATTATCTGGTTTATATCAACTATAATCATACTATATTATAACACTTTTTTAACTATTTGTCAACCTTTGGTTTTGTCACAAAAACTTTACTATAATTCATATCGGTAACTTTTTTACCGTCTGGTAGTTTAGATATTTTGGCAATTGCGTCTGTTATAGATTGCATTGGGTGTTTCTGGTTAAAATCTCTCTTAATCAGACTCTTGATACTCTCTATTACTATCGCTAAATCTCTCAAAAAAGTTTCGTTCTTCATCACAATAGCATTCTCTTGTAGCACATGAATGAAATCTAAGGTAAACTCCTCAACTAACTGTTCAATAAATATATCTTCTTTTATCTTCTTAGCTTGTTCTTCAGTTTGTTTTATTTTAGGTTTTTTTACCTTGTGAGTAGGAAACATTACTATGTTGCCCATGGACTATATCCTTTCTCAGCGGCTTTTTCATCATCTTCACCTATTAATTGATTTACTTCTGGCACATAATGTTTAAGCATTCTCTCAACACCTTCATGTAAAGTTTGTTTACTCATAGCACAACCTGAACAAGCGCCAGCCATTTCTAATCTAACAATACCCTTATCGTATGATAAAAAATTAATCATACCGCCATGCATTGCTACGTTATCTTTAACATTCTTTTCTAATACTAATTTGATGTCTTTGATAATTTCTTCATCACTTCTTTCCATTATTTCCTTTTTCTCTTAGTATTCTTCCATAATTAGGCCATCCGAATTTATCTGGTGACTCATCTGTATATCTCCAACGAATAACTCCTGTCATAGGATTTCTTTCGTAAATTTTACCTCTAGGTTCTTTCTTTGCTTTAGCCATTATTTCCTTTTTCGTTTATCTAGTTCTCGGTGTATCCATTTAACTGCTTGATACGAGGTAGGTGCTCTGTTTATCATTCCTCTTATTCTTTTATGTACAGTAGGATTTACATCTTGAGCAACTTCATTATTATCAATGACTACAAAATTTCTTACACCAAATATTCTTTGTAGTTTTCCCATGTTCTTTTGAATCTGTTTATGACTATTAATTATTATTGCGTCTGGTAGTTTTCTAGGTCTACTTCTATTTCTTTCTAGTGCCACATCTAAACTTGTATTAACAAAGACCATATGAATATCATAACCTATTGATCTTAAATTCTGTGCTTCTTGTTGTATCTTCTCAACATCCCTTGCTGTGCTGTCTATGATGATACCTAGACGACCTTCAAGTGCCATACTCAACTGCATACCTGCAACTCTCTTTGATTGTGATCTTATCTTATCTCTTTTGATAATTTCCTTCTCATTATGAGCAGCAAAGTCTAATGACATCTTTTCTTTTTTTAATTTACTAGCAAAAGCGTTATCACTATTAATTACTTTTAATCCCATACCAGACAATGCTCTTGCTGATACCC